CGGTTGAAGGAGTAATAGTCAAACTTCCCCCACTACCTGGATCCCCTGTGAATGCATTAAGTTTAAATCCATACTGGGGTTGAGTAACACCTATTCCTGCTGTAGTAAATCCAGCAAGATCTCTATCTTGCCAATACTTAAGAACACCTGTTGTTTGATTATAATTAACCACCCGTGCAACCGCAGTACTCCCAGTGGCAATGGTCTGTGTAAAATAAGAATCAGCAACGAAAGTAGCACTACTATAACCCGCACCCGCTAATCTTAATGCTCCTGTTGCAGCAGCTTTATCTAAATTTAGTAAAGATGTACTATCAAATGCTTGGGGATTGCATACTACACCCACCCTAGCAATTTGATTATCTGTAATGAAATCAGGATTTTCATTATCATTTTCAATTCGAGAATAAAGAAGTACATTATATGCACCCAATTCCCGATATATATTTGATCCATGTCCCCCAGGAGGAGAAATAATAACATTGAATTCGGGACGAGTAGTTCCTGTGGGAACACCACCAGCCACTAAATCCAAACTACCATAAGTATATCCTGATCCTTGAGTAGAAACAGTGACATTCTTTACCTGGGATGCAGCATCCATCACCACAGTACATTCTGCTCCTGAACCATTTCCTTTAATAGGAACTCTAGTATAAGTAGCATTGGCTGTACCCAAACCGACTCCTGCATCTGTAACGGTAACAATTTTGATAGAACCATCTACCGCATTATCTCTTACAGGAGCATTATCCGCACTAGTTTCCCACTCAGCTGGAACGGGAATATAATCAGTAGATTCAAATTTTACAATATCACTCGGTTTAATAGTATACAAATACTTCCAAATATATCCATCTCCACTAGTACCAGCACTTCGAGGTTCTAAATCAGTAAATGTTGGTTCATCTAATGATGGCTTTCCATTGGGATTCTCCGGATCTATGCCATTATGAAGACATTCATAAACTCTATAATCACTGTTTATAACAAAATAATTCGCAGAATATAAATTAGTTGCTCCAGATACTTTAGCCGTATTTGTTCTACTATAATCGCTACGATACATGTCATAGGTAGTACCTGATGACCATGCTCTCCTAGGAACTACTTGTCTTACATCAGAAGAAGTAATCTTCTTCATGGCGATCATATTATCCCAATATGAATCTTCCTGTTCAAAATTATCCTTGGGAGAAGGTGGATCAGTATCCCAATCAGATTCATAATCGGTAGGATTAGGTAATCCGATGAAAGAATAATATGCATTATCAGTTGTTGTTACACCCGCAACAAAATTCTTTGCATTTAATATTCTAATCTGATCGGTTATAATTGCAGCCATTTTGATAGCATTATTTTTTAGTTATTTATTAAGAAAAAGATACTATATTTCCTGATATCCCTTATATCTGAGAGGATTAAACCTTTCTACAATAAGAGATGTAGTAATACCAGTAATTCCACTTTCTGTGTATGCAGTATAAGAATTCAATCCTGCTCTTGAAGTAAGATCGATTCTTCCCCAACTATATGTTCCCATATAGTCAGAAGTTGATATTCCAGATGTAGTACTTAATCCATGAGGACCATTACCATCAACTTTTACAAATACCCGTCTAACAGTAGTTGTTCCCCCACCTATTACTTTTTCAAGTTCTTCGGTACTATTTACCTGATAGACATTATCAACAAATGAGGTTCCTATTCCTACTGTATTATCATCTACATCCAGAGAAGTTATAGAAGTAGATCCAGTACCCATATTAGAATTACTTACCACAAAGTAATCATCCGTTCCTATTCCACTTACGGTAACTGCGGTTCCTGTGAGATTACCATCCCTCATGAATGAATTGAATGGAATAAAGAGATCAAATATTAATTGAGTTCCCGAAGCAATAGTTGTGGTTCCGAAACCAACAATATTTCCCTGATCACCTGCGTAGGTACCTACTGGATTATCTTCATCAGTTAATACAGGATGACTGATAAGAACAGAAGGAACATCAGTCCAAGTATATCCCACACCAGGATTTGTAATAGCCACCCCAGTTACAGTTCCCACACCGCTTATAGTTACAGATCCCATTGCCTGAGTAGTTGTACCAACCCCTACCGTAGAAGCAATACTTACAACCGCAGTGGTATATCCCACACCACCATCCGTAATGTCAATAGAGGAAATTGTACCCGCAGCAGAAACAATAGCAGTGGCCGCAGCACCTGTTAGAGTTTCCTGTTTAATAAATTTAACTTTATCTTGGAAAGCTAATTGAGTCTTATCTTCTTTTTCATTATAAGTATCAAATAATGGTCTTAAAGAATCCACATAGATTGTAGTAGATCCAATACCCACTGTTTTAGTAATATATGCAAAAGGATGAATTTGAGGTTCATAATGCTCCCTATCTTTACCAATAGGTAGTTCGTTAATAATCTTATCCTCTGTCTGTCTACACCATGTAACAGGTCTTTCTAAGGATTCATCTGCACTATTACCAGGACCATAATATGGATTAGTGCTAACAACATCCGTAGAATCTACTTGCATAACAGTTCGTGGATCTTCTACCAAGTGCTCTTGCTGATCAGGTAAACGTCCTACCTTCAAGGTATCACCTTTCTTAACTGTCTCAATAATTTCTCTATCTACTACATCAGCAGCACCACTTCCCTTATAGAAAATCACCTTAGATGTATCATCTTTCTTAGGTGCTTCTGTGAAAGTAACTACACTACCACCATCAAATTTATATCCCTTACCAGGAACTTGAAGAATATCATTAATCCAAATAAGAAGAACATCTTGAACATTAATTTGAGATCCTTTACGTGAACGAATAGAAATCAAGTCTCCACCATTCTCAGTTAATTGGAAAGTAGTTGTATCACCATCAAAATCATCATCCCAATTATCAAGCATTTGAAGAAGTCCAACTGACCATCCCGTAAACTCATCATTAAATGTTTCAGTTATTTCAACAAGGAATTCCCTATAAGAAGAAGTAGTTGGAATACCAGTGGTTCCACCAATAGGAACAGTTAAAAATTCTCCATTTCCATAACCATACCCTGTTTCATCAACTCTGAAATTAATAACACTAGATCCTTGTCCTACAACTACATCAATAGTAGCAGCAGTTCCAATTCCACTATACCCAGAAGCATATTGTAAAGCCATATCAGAGTAAGAAGAAGGATCGTCGAATACAACATCCATTGATCTCTGTAAAGATCCACCTCTTGCATAGAAGTGTTCTAAGGTTGATACACCAGTATTAATCTCAAAAGTCTTATTATCCAAAACTCTCAGAACTGTAGTTCCACCAGAGGCCGGATCAGTCTTACTTGCAGAGAAATTATTTGCCCTAGGAGCCATAATTGCTGCCTGAACAGAACCTAATCCCACATAATAACTAGGAACCGTAGAAACACCAATATTAACTTCAAATTCAGTAGTGCTATTAACAGCAGTAATATCTACACCACTGTAAGTAGGATCTGGTTTTCTAGGATATCTGTGAGTTGTAATTCCACCATCCTTAGCACAAGTAAATTTAAGAGATTCGGTAGCAATCTTAATACTACTTCCTTTACGTAAAGTATGGTCACCAATGGTCATAGTCATGATACCACTAGCAGGGAAGTAATCTGCTGCGGTTACATCATATTTGACTATTGTGGATACCCCAACATTTAGAGTAATAGTATTAGAACTAACAGTCGTAATTCCTAAGCAGGTACTAAATCCAGGATCACTATATCTTGGATAAGTATGCAGAGTTGCATAATCATCCATGGAACATCTAAAGGTTAAACTATCTTGTTCAATCTTAATAGATTCACCCATCTTATGAAGTCCACCTGCCGACGCAGATACAAATGTATGAATTCCAGTGTAAGAAGAAGGAATAGTATCTAACACTTGAACTTCAAATGAGGTGCTACCTATACCTGCAATAGATCTCCATTTTCCACTAAATGGATCAGTAGTACTTCCTGAACCAGATCTTGGATATGTCTTATTAGCAGTATGTCCATCTAATGCACAAGTAAAGGTTAATGAATCATTATCAAAACGAACCTTATCACCACTAGAGAATGAATTTGCAGTACCAACAAAGACAGTCATAATACCTGATACAGGATTATACTGAGCAGCAGTTACAGTATGAGTACTTGGTCCAGTAAGACTATGATTACCAATAGTTAAAGACAACTCTCCACTAGATGCAGTGTAACTAGCATCTGAAACATTATAGTAAGACAGTGGAGAAGAACCAACATTAACGGTAATAGTTGTATCCCCTACACCAGTAATTGCGGTAACTCCCATTCCGGTAATAGGATCACTCGAACGAGGATAAGCATGAGCACTTGTATTTCCATCTAAGGAACATGTAAAGACTATTGCATTGGTTGAGAATCCTACAGTATCATCGGTTGTGTACGTATGACCTGCTCCCACCGTTAATACTAACTCACCAGTTGATGCATCATAGGAAGCAGCAGTAGGAGTGGTAGTACCTATTCCTGTTACTGTAACTCCACCACCAACAGCACTTACAAAAGTATGAGTGTAATTACCACCAGTAACTACCGCACTACTTGCTGCACTTACAAATTGATGTGTATAATCTCCACCAGTTATAACAGCACTAGTTCCTATACCAACAAAAGTATGTGCAAATTGATCAGCAGGACCACCATATCCTACATTAACACTGATCTTATCGTCATGTAGAGTAATGCCATCAGTTAATGCTCCAACGAAAGTATGAACTCCCACATTAGTAGAAGGTGCTACACTTAAAGTTTGAATTCTAAATGTATTAGTAGTCTTATTAGAAATGGTTACCCACTGTCCAGCAATAGGATCCGTTTGTCGTGGATAAGTATGAGTGGTCTTTCCACCATCCTTAGAACATATAAAGGATAAGGAATTATTTTCTACTAAAACTTTGTCACCATTACTTAATCCATGAGAAGGAACAGTAACAGTCATAATACCTGTTACAGGATTATACTTTGCATCAGTTACTGTTTTAAGAGTTCCATTCTTTATAACTTCAACTGCTGTATCATATGCTAAGTCTTGACCTCGTGGATAATAATGAGTAGATTCTCCATTATCCAAACCACAAGTAAATGCAAGTCCAGTAAAGATAACACGACTTGTTTTGCCAGTAGTATTATATCCATGAGGACTAGCAGTTGTAACTGTCATAATACCAGTAGCAGTATTATAACCTACGGCACTAATACCTAAACGTGGTGAATATGCACAAGTGAATGCAATACCAGACAAATCTATCTCATGACCAATATCTAATTGATGAGGAAGATGAGTAGTTACAGTTGTAAGACCCTGAGCAGTACTGTAACCTACATGGGCGATACTTAGTGGTTTAGAGAATACATGAGGATTAGTTATAGCAACCCCAGTTATATACCCATCACTAATTGCAGCGGTACCAATAGCAACAATATCTGTTCCTGTTAAACTTTCTTGCTGAATTGAAACATTAACTGTTTGAATACCCGATCTATATCCAGAACCTGTATATCCTAGACTAATAGAACTTACAGTGCCAGCAGTAGAGACAATCGCTGTTCCACCCGCTGCCACTAGTGGTTGATAACCAAATCCTTCACTAGATCCAACGCTAACAATAACTCCACCCATTGGAAGATTTGAACCACCTGGATCGGAAGCAATAGAAGTCGCAGTTCCAGTAAAGGTTATAGAAGAAATACCAGAATTTTCTGCAATAGTATACTGATAAGTACTTCCATTAGCCTGGAAAATATCATTAACAAGAATGATAGAATCAGTTTGAATACCTGTTACATTTGCACCATTAGATTCTAAAGTAAACGTATTATTAATTCCGTTAAATTGATTAGAAAGACTGTCAAATATATAATTCTCTGTATATGATTCATTACTACCACCAGTCTCACCTGAACGCATAAAGGTTCTTCCTTGGAAATGAGATCCAGTTGATATTCCAACCCAATCCCTATCATCAGGTGGATTGGTAGTACTACTTATAGGAACATTTCCATAAGGTGCCTCAGTAAACGTTAGAAGGTTGTTAACAATGTTATAATTACCAATAACCTTAGTTACCAAGGAATCCGTTCCATGCCCCGCCAGGGCGGTTCCTAGCCATTCCCTACGCACTCTAACACGATTAGTACTACCAATGCCAACCCCTTCAATCTTCATGATCTCATCATCAATCTTAATAAGATCAGCACCAAAGAATGAAGTTATTCCACTAAACTCAGCAATATTCTGAACCCCTAAAAGTACATTAGAAAGAGTAGTTGTAACAGCAGTAGAAACAACAGGTGACTGAATAATATTATCCAGTGCCATTAATACTTTTTGATTCTGTTTCTGAGAAACAAATCTATGAGAAGTTCCAATACCAACACTCGTAATATCTACGACATCGGGAACAACCTTTAATGCTTTTTCTGCTGTTTCAGCAAACTTAACAGTGTCATCATTAACCTTAACAACAAATACTTCTGATGGTAAGAAGGTAGTAGTACCAACCCCAACAAATCCATCAGTAGATGCTATTCCAATACCAGAATTAGATGTTCCTACATGGTTATAGGTAATTTTCTCACCAGTAACCCAGAAATGATTTGGGATCGTAACAGTATTATCATCAGTACTTACAATAGCACTATCATTTGCCAAGAAATATCTTTCAAAGATATTATAGTTACTATGAGTTAAATTAAACGATCTCTTAATATCTCTTTCTGTACCAGTATAAGTTTCAAATCCACTATCAATAGTTGCATTAGTAAAGTCTATTTGATCCTTAGATGCAAGAACATTCTTCAATGCATTCATATAAGTCTTAACTTCTACATCGATACTGGCATTAGGTTGGAAGTATAAAGAAACCGTTCCTAAACCACTAATACTACTACTAAAAATACCTAGATCAGAATGACTATTAATAGTTGCATATTCTGTATCAAAGGTTTGAACACTAACAGAAGGATCTTCAATATAATTATCAACAATAAGAATTTCCGATGTTTGGTAATGATTATTAGTCGTATCAGTTACTTGAACTAAGAAATGTGCTCCATCATAATCATTTGGATATTCAGCAACTGGTACTGCTATAGGAAATAATGCAGAAGCAATATCCTTTGTTCTTGCCTCTATTAAAGCATGGTTCATTTGAATAGTACCAATACCAGAAGAGGTCTGTGCTATTGCTACGTAGATGGTATTAACAACACAAGTCGTACCAATACCAGCATTAGGAACAAAATCAACCTTTAAATCAGTTCCATCAATATAAGGATAATAGGTTCCATATCCAGCTCCCGAATATCCACCGGGAACAGTAAGTAATTCGCCATATTCTAACAGTTGAACATCTGATCCATCATGGAGAATATTAAGTTCATCAAATTGCCATTCACTACTATTAATATCACCAACTCCACTTGCATCTGGTGTAATTTCAACTAAAATCTTAGCAGACCGATATGTACTTGCAATTCCAACAATTGTAGTTGTAGTGCCACTAGGAACCTTAGTACTAGAACTTTCTATTTTTGCAACATCACTTAAAGCAGTAGTTCCTATTCCTAAGAAATTATCGTTTAAATTATAAGAGAGGCATGTAATATCATAATCATTAACACTAAATTTATTAGGATACCACTGTAATTGTCCCAAATCCCCAGTAATAGCAAAATCAAAGGAACCTTGATCATATTGCGTTTCAACTCTTCCATATTGGTTAATATATCCAAAGGCACCATCATGTAAAAGATCAACAATCATTAATTGACGTTCTTGGGTATATCGTTGATCTACCACATAAGTAATATATTTCTGTGCTCTTACATCTGCTAGTTTAAATGTATCTACTACACTATACTTAGTTGCTCTGGGACTACTATTAAAAGTCCCACTCATATCATCAATAGAAAGAACTCTATTACCTACAGACTCCTGATAATCCATCAGAATTCTATTGGAGAATATTATTTCATCAGAAACGATAGTAGGAAGATTTAATGAATTCTCCGTAACTAAATCAAAGTCTTCAACACAATTTAAATCACCATATCCTATTAAATCAGTTACCACTTCAAGAGATGTTGTGTCAGTGGTTAATCCCACTCTCATTGAACTCTCGTTATTAGTGGTCTCCATCTGATAATCGGAGAACTTTTTAAATCCAGCAGTATGGTTTGTGGAACTTACTACATCATCCCATTTCTCTTCTGCTACTCTGGATCTTAATGCATAAGAGAAATTCTGATAGTAAAAGCTATCCTGAACTCTTTGCATGTTATAATTAAGAACTCCCGAATCCGTCTCCCATCCATGAAGTACCTTAGATGATGCATCCAACGTAATAGTAGAATCAAAGGATCTTATAGAAGTAGCAGTTCCTTGGGTATTAGATGATTCTCCCCGAATAACTTCACCAACTTTAAAATCATCTGCAGAGGATATCTTTAATATTTCATTATTAAAGTCCCATTGCTCTACTGTACCAGAAGCAGACTCAGAAGTAACAGTTTCTCCTTCTAAGTATTCCTGAGTAGTTAATTGAATATCAAATACGGGGAAATATTTTTCGGGAATAATTCTACCAGCAGAATTAGCAACATCAAATGTACCAATATCGACACCCTCATCAATTAATGATGCCATGCTATATGTTATGGTAGCACCCACTCCACCAATATTCTTATCCAGTGAAGTAACTGTGAAAAGTGTATGATTATAATCTGCGGAATTAAAGTTCTTTCCAGTAGATCCTACACCAACGCTAATACCCTCTATAAGGAATTTGTCATTTAATTCCAAGGGGAATATATTGGCAGTACTAAATCCTACCGCTAGTTTAACAAATGCATCTCTGGTAATGGTATTAAATCCAACTGTACTAATACCAACACCATTACTATTCTCTACAGGAATAATAGTTGGAGAATATGCTCTACTTAATCCTGTTGGATTTCTGTAAATAGTAACTTGCTGATCTCCTAACTTATAACGAATATCTACATTAGAAACTTGCTTCTTAGTCTTTCCATCAAAAACAAGAAGTTTAGGAGGTGCTTGATAACCTCTTCCTTGTGAAGTTATTCCAATAGATTCAAATGCAGCAAGATGATCTATATCAATAATTTGAGGAAGTAATATACTAGGATTTAAAGTAGTATCAGATGGGAAATTATATCCAATATTATTAATTTCAGTCCTCTTAATAGAACCAACAGAAGTACTAGAAGGTTCAATAACAGCAGTAGATCCTACAACAGAGGTAACAGTAGAAATTCCTGGAATAGCATAATAATTACTTCCTTGATCTGTTATATTAAACTTCTTAATTGGACCGAAAGCACTTGTGGAAGTAGTATCATATACTACATTGGAAATAGTAGATGCATAAGAAGGTTGTTCTGGTAATTGGGAAAGAGTATATGTAAAATCAGTAGTAGAAGAAGTTGTAATAACTTGTTCTCCATTATAAAGTGAAGATTCAGTTATAATTTCATTTCCTGCACTTACATCTTTATCTACGACTATCTCTTTCTTAACATTAGGTAAATCACTTTCATAAACATAATCTAACCTATAATATAGAGATGGAGTATACTTATTAATTGTCAAATTGACTTTGGCACCAGCAGATCCCACTGTACCTACTCTATCAATGGCAAAATTAGGATCAGATGGAGATTTATACCATAAGTTAGTGAAGTTTCTATCAGTATAGAAATTAAGTTCAAATGCAGGATAGGTTGTACCTTGAATAGTATAAGATAATGAAGAATCCGATAAATCAAATGAAGCTGTTGAATTCTTATAGAATTTAAGTTGTGGATTTATAGGGTTAATATTTCCACTTGCAGTACTTGCAACTCCAACAATAGATGGTTTAGATAAAGTTGAATTATAATGTGTATCAGATAATTTAAAGTTATTTTCATCATCTCTTACAATATAATATATTCCATTATTTTGTAATCCTTCAACAATTGAAGTATCCGCCGTATAAAGAACTTTTTGTCCTGTTACAAATCCATGATTGGTAATGGTAAAGGTATTAGTAGAAGTATCAATACCTGAGGCAGTAAATGTTTTTGGATTAACTAATAACCTTCTACTGTAATCATTATACTTTAAGGTAATATCAGTTGTAACTCCTGGATTTACATCAATAGTTACCTTATCATTGTTTGTTAAACCGTGTGTAGACCCCCCAGAAACGGTTACAAGGTGCCTTTCTAACTCAGCAGTAATTGGGTCATAATTAGTCTTAAGACTATGATATACGCCCGTTCCGAGACCTGTAAAGAAGAACGTACTTGAAGCAGTAGTAGCAATTCCCACCCATGTACCGGTTGTACCCATTCCAACAGTAACACTTGATAATCCAATTAAGGTATCATTAATTTTAGCAACATAAAGAGTATCGCCATCAGACAATGTAGATATTCCACTAGGATAAGAAGCTTCTTGACGCAACACTACTAATCCACTTCCACCATTCGGAGAATAAGTAAGTTTATCGTTAGTTTTGAAATTATGACCAGGAATATAAAGAGTTTTGGTAGGAACAAAGATCTCACTAATACCAGTTCCTGGATTAGAGAGTGAAATAGTAGTTCCAATACCAACAGCAGCAGTTGTACCTAATCCAACTGTTTCCGAAGGAGTGAAATAGATTTGGGTATTTCTGTTAGAATTATAAGTGGTATTAAATCCCGCATTAATGGTTAAACGACGTTGATCTTGATAAAGAATTGAAGTGACAGTATGAGCAGCACCTATTGTTCCATCAACTGCTCTTAAAACTCTTATCCTATCAAATTGGGGTTGTACATTTAGAACCTTTACTCTCTCAGCACCAATTTTTAAAATATCATTAGGTTCAATGGCAGGGTAAGACAAATCACCTGTTACATTAAAGAATGTTACAAATCCTGTGGTAGCAGTAGCGGCAATTCCTGTACTATCATTAGTTCCAATACCTGTTACAATGTACCTATTAGTAGATACTCCTATATTATAAACCCCTTCAATATTAGAAGAAGTAGTAGAAAGTCCACTAACATTAACAATATCAACATTCTTAAAATTATGAGGATTATCTGATCTTAAAATATATTCTCCTCTTTTATTACCAGGATATATTTGAACATTACTAATAGTACTAGATGCAACACTTATAGTATTAACATCTTTACCACCAATAACAGAAACTTTTGCAGCTGCACCATACCCTTGGGTATCAGTATTATCAAAGACTGCTGCATCCCCTACTTGATAAAGAATTCCACCAGTTAAAATTCCAACATTCTCAATAACACCCGGAGTTACTGATTTAACATCAATAGTTTGAGATAACTTATCAGGAATATAACAATATTCATATTCCAGATCACCCTCTATCAGATTATAAGGTGCAGTATTTCTATTCCATGCAGAATTATCTAAATTAACACTATCTTGATTAGATGAATGACTAAAATTGAATTCATTAGGAATAGATTGATAATTATCACCTATTAAATAAGGAAAAACAGGTTTCTTATATCCATTGAATACTCCCCCAGAATCAGCGGATCCATTATTGATAGTAGTAAAGTATGCATAAGTTCCTTCTGGAAATTCAGGAGTTATACAGAATCTTCCATTATTTTCATCAAGAACCGTTGGATCTTCTACATCTTTATAAACATAATCCTCCACAAAGAATCCCTGCGGATATAATGAAATAGGTGGTCTTTGATCAGGTGAATCAAGACTATAACCACTCTGCATTTGAGCAACTACTCCACCAGACCTCTTGACATAACCATAAGGACCATATATTGGATTTCCATCATATGCCCACCCAAGAATAGGAGAATGTTGATCCGATTCGATTTCTCTTCCACCAACTATTTGTAGATCTTTATCTCCATATAAAGTAACTCCTCCTTGGTCAGTAGCATATACAGCCTCTCGCAGTTTTCGAGGTGCATATAAAGCAGAATATTGCAATCCTTTGTCAACATTAAATTCTTCTGGAATATATCCATCATCAGAAGTAAAATTAGCAAGATGTCTTTCAAATAAATTAATCGTCCAAGTTTGAACATCCGGATCAAACTGAACTCCACTACCTGGGAATGATACTTCTATTGAAGTAGACGATTGGGAATATCCATCACCACCATGAATTACATTAACACTACTAATTTGATTATCAACCATCACAGGAGTAATAACAGCCCCTATACCATCTCCACTAATACTTAAAGTAGGAGCACAATTATACTTCTGTCCTTCTTTTAGAACTACTACTTCTGTAATAACTCCATTCGCTATAACTGGAACTAATTGAGCGTCTTCTCCCGATACTAATCTAATTAAAGGTTCTCTGTTAAAATTAATAATTTCAGAATTTCCATATCCAACACCACCACTCATTAAATGAAGAGAAGTTATTTCTCCTCTGAATAAGGGTTGAACTTCACATTCAAAGGTTTCTGTACCAGTAGATGCTATTCCAACATTTCCTACTACCTGTACAGAAATTTCTGGGTAATTAAATGTTTGTGTTCCTACTCCAACAGAAGTCAGATCAATATATTGTTTTGATCCATAATAGAAATCTTTATTAGTTGTTCCTACTCCAACAGAAGACAATTTAAAAGTATCACTATCAACCGCAGTTACATAATATTCAGTATCAACAGCAAGACCTCCAATTACACTATCAGTAGTCTCCACATAATTGATAACTTCTCCTGATTTGTAATCATGGTTACTAATATTAATCTGATTTAAAGCTGTATTAATACCTGTCGCACTTTTAACAGTTCTCTTTTTATTTTCATAACCAGAACCAGAATTTATTACATTAATCCCTTCTACGATATTTTTCTTATCATAAGATTGAATATATTGCTTTCCAATTCCATGCGAAGTCAAAGAAAGAGTATTAATACCAACGAGAGCATCTCCTTCATTAGAATGCAACTTAACACTGGTTAATCCGACTAAGGAAACATAATAAGTTGAATTAGTAGTGATGCCACCAATAGGTTGTTGATTGTTAGTATCATAAACTACTCTTTCACCAGAACTAAACTTATGATATGTACCAAATCCAATAGTATCTAAATTTAAATTAACTTCGGGATAAACTCCTCCTCCTTGGGAATTAAAAGAGACAGAATGAGTTGCTTCCTTCATATTAACGGAAGCAACAGCACCAGATCCATTACCACCTGTAATTGTTACAACAGGAGTTCCTTGATAATCAAATCCTGAATCTAAAATGCGAATATCCTTTAAATTTCCAGAAACTGCAACATATCCCGTTGCACCTATACCTGCATTATCACTAATACTTAAAAGAGGTGGATTTATGATATCATAATCACTTCCAGGACTTACAACGTCGATTTTATTAATTTTTCCATAATTAATGACATTTCTAGATTTATAGTTGCATATTTGAACCCCATTAATCAACATTCCTGTAAATCCAGGAACAGTTGCCGTTATCGTACCATCATCATCAGGAGAATCAAATTCTCTTACAAGTTTCTGGGATTCTAAAAGTTTATGTTTAAAAGTAGATGGTAAAAGACGACAATTGGTTACATCAACACTATTATCAAGAGAAATGAATGTACCAGTACTAATATTTGTTCTATTTTGTGCTAATTTAATATTATTAGCATCTACACGATATGCAAAGTAAATTTTTTCATTTGGAGGGATTCTATTTTCAACTTCTTGCGATCCAACCAATCCTGTGACAATATATCCCACATCTCCTGCAAATAAAGAGGAATTGACCTTTATACCAGTTTTTTTAGTTCCCGTAGAAGTGAAATATTCATAATTAACTTTTTCAGGGAGATAATAAACCATATCTCCTGTATAAAATCCATGATCCTTAAATGGACTTATATTCCACTCTTCACCTATATAACTTCCTGTAAAACTAACACTTTGAGAGTAAACATCAAGGGGTTGATTGTTATATGAAGGAAGAGAAGGAGAAGCAACTAAAAGTTTAGTCTTATCCTTATAAACATTCTGAATATTTGAAGTATAAAGAGAAGTAGCAGGAAAACTACTAGAATTAACAGTTAAAATGTTCCTTTTAATATCCCAACTTTGATTAATATCTAAATTTCCTTGTCCCCTGACAGTAATTGACTTTGCGGAAGGAACATTAATGATACTAGTAGTCTTTTGAGTCTTATTAGCATCAATCAGAGTAGCAGCATCACCTATTCTGAAATAATGATCTACATATAGAATAATTTCATAAGTTAAATCCGATGAATCCAATAATTTAACACTTTTTACCTTATAACTTGGTGCAACATTATAAAACCAGTTCTTAAATTTAAAATCAGTGTCTTCAACACCTAAAGTTCTAATTTTAGCAGTATCTCCTTTTGAATAATAGTAAGTATTATCAACAATATCATATTTACCTAAAACTGCGTTAATTCTAACCCTAATAGGCGATTGGTCAGAAAAAGACTCTCCATACGCAAAAGTGTTAATTCCAATTGATGCTGCATTAGCAATTGTACCTGTAATATTGTCAAAACCAAAAAATTGGTTTAAAGATTTAGATTTGTAAGAAGCAATGCCTGTTGTACCATCCTTATACTCAATATGAAGGTCCCCAGTCGCTCCAAAACCCACTGTGGAGTCAACAATAAGTGAAGTCACCCCAGATCCAACTTCACCTATAAGACG